ATGCTGGAACAAATGGGCATTGCCGCCAAAGCGGCCTCCTGGCAGCTGGCGTTACTCTCCAGCCGGGAAAAGAATCAGGTACTGGAAAAGATCGCCGATTATCTGGAAGCGCAGACCGACGATATTCTGCGCGCCAATGCGGAAGATTTAGCCGAAGCTCGCGCCAATGGCCTGAGTGAAGCGATGCTCGATCGCCTCGCGCTGACCCCGGCGCGTCTGAGCGGCATCGCCAGCGATGTGCGCCAGGTGTGCAATCTGGCCGATCCGGTCGGCCAGGTGATCGACGGCGGGCTGCTGGACAGCGGTCTGCGTATTGAACGTCGCCGCGTCCCGCTGGGGGTGATTGGCGTGATTTATGAAGCGCGTCCTAACGTGACGGTCGACGTCGCCTCCCTGTGTCTGAAAACCGGCAACGCGGCGATCCTGCGCGGCGGGAAAGAGACCTGGCGCACCAACGCCGCCACGGTGAAGGTGATCCAGCAGGCGCTGCAGGAGTGCGGTCTGCCGGCCGCCGCAGTACAGGCTATCGAGAGCCCGGATCGCGCGCTGGTGGGCGAAATGCTGAAGATGGATAAATACATCGATATGCTGATCCCTCGCGGCGGCGCGGGCCTGCACAAGCTATGCCGTGAGCAGTCAACGATCCCGGTGATCACCGGCGGGATTGGCGTGTGCCATATTTTCGTGGATGAAACCGCCGAGATCGCCCCCGCGCTGAAGATCATCGTCAACGCCAAGACCCAGCGGCCGAGCACCTGCAATACCGTGGAAACGCTGCTGGTGCACCGCAACATCGCCGATACCTTCCTGCCGGCGTTGAGCAAGCAGATGGCCGAGAGCGGCGTCACCCTGCACGCCGCCCCTTCCGCCCTCCCCGCGCTGCAAAACGGCCCAGCGAAGGTCGAGCCGGTGAAAGCGGAGCAGTATGACGACGAGTATCTGTCGCTGGATCTGAACGTCAAAGTGGTGGCTGATATGGACGAGGCTATCGCCCATATCCGCGAACATGGCACCCAGCACTCCGACGCCATCCTGACCCGCACCCTGCGTAACGCCAACCGCTTTATCAATGAAGTGGACTCTTCCGCGGTATATGTGAACGCCTCCACGCGCTTCACCGACGGCGGCCAGTTCGGCCTCGGCGCGGAAGTGGCGGTCAGCACCCAGAAGCTGCACGCCCGCGGCCCGATGGGGCTGGAAGCGTTAACCACCTATAAGTGGATTGGTTTCGGCGACGATACCATTCGTGCGTAAATGAGAATGGGCGATGCAAAAATAGGCAGTTGATTCCACTGGCTATTGACGCATCGCCCGCTAAGTTCTAACCTTTTGCCTCGTGATTCACGCTCGTGAACACCTCTTGCAGGGCCGATATAGCTCAGTTGGTAGAGCAGCGCATTCGTAATGCGAAGGTCGTAGGTTCGACTCCTATTATCGGCACCATTCTAACGTCTCCCCAAGTCTACTAAAGTTCACTGAAACCCCTTATAATCTGCGCTTTACAGCCCCTTTTGGTATTTCTACGTCTACTACAGTTCCCTGAAATCTACGGTCGTTTGGGGGTACTTATGGGGGTATATGCTGTTCGGTCTGGAGGAGGTACCCCCAAGTGAAACTAAACGCCCGGCAGGTGGATGCCGCCAAACCTAAAGATAAGCCTTACAAGCTGGCTGATGGTGGTGGTTTGTATCTCCTGATTAAACCTAATGGCGGCAAATACTGGCGGCTCAAGTATCGTGTAGCCGGCAAAGAGAAGCTGTTAGCGCTTGGTGTGTATCCTGAAGTCACATTGGCCGATGCTCGGGCAAAACGTGAAGAAGCGAAAAGGGGTATCGCTGGGGGTATCGATCCTATGGAAGCGAAACGGGAGGAGAAGATTGCCCGTGAAATTCAGTTAAACAACACCTTCAAAGATATTGCCCTTGAATGGCACAGCAGCAAACTAAAAAAATGGTCTGCTGGTTATGCTTCAGACATCCTCGAAGCCTTCAATAAAGATGTGTTCCCATACATTGGCAAAAAACCAATAGCCGAAATCAAACCGCTTGAACTGTTGAATGTGCTACGACGCATTGAGGGGCGCGGCGCTACCGAAAAGGCAAGAAAAGTTAGGCAGCGCTGTGGGGAAGTTTTCCGTTACGCAATAGTCACCGGTCGAGCTGAGTATAACCCCGCCCCGGATCTCACCAGCGCGATGCAAGGGCACGAGTCCAATCATTTTCCTTTCCTCACACCTAAAGAATTGCCTGATTTCTTCAATGCGTTGTCAGGATATTCAGGAAGCGAGTTAGTAGTTTTGGCTGCTCGTTTGCTGATTATCACCGGATTGCGTCCCGGCGAACTCCGTGGGGCATTTTGGGATGAAATCAATATCAGTAAGGCGGTCTGGGAAATACCCGCCTCACGCATGAAAATGCGTCGCCCTCATGTGGTGCCATTGTCCAGGCAAGCTCTTACGCTTATTGGTCAGATCCAAGAGCTAACAGGCAATTACCCGCTTGTGTTCCCAGGCCGTAACGATCCGCGAAAAACAATGAGTGAAGCCAGCATAAACCAAGTCTTTAAGCGGATTGGCTATAACGGAAAAGTCACCGGGCACGGTTTCCGGCACACCATGAGTACCATCCTGCACGAACAGGGCTACAACACCGCGTGGATTGAAACGCAACTGGCACACGTCGACAAAAACTCTATACGAGGAACGTACAACCACGCCCAGTATCTGGATGGCCGCCGCGAAATGCTCCAGTGGTATGCCGACTATATGGAGGCGTTGGAAAACGGCGAAAATGTAGTGCACGGAACGTTTGGGAAAAGCGCTTAACTGTATGTATAGACAGTGCTAATTGACAGTAGTAGACTTCTGTAGACTATCGTTAGCAGGAAGCTTTTATGCGAGAAAACATCCTCAACATGCCCCATCATCTTCGCCGACAACGTGTGGTCACTGCTGAGCAGGCTGCAATGGCTATGGCTGGCGTGTACAGTTGTTCACGCTTAGATGAGTTGAAAGCTAAATTCCCTCCTGAGATCTACAACATTGCTTCCAGTTACTTGAGGATAATTTTGAGTGCTGTAAACGCAGAAGAACTACATCCCAAGAGAACATGGTCTAGCTCACCTGGCGGAGATATCACTGGAGCTGATTTTTATTCCAATGATATTTGGCCTTGGGCTGTTAAAGAAATATCAGCTACAGATAGTTGGTTTGGATGTGATCCAGATAGCTTTAGCGAAAAGTACCAGCCTTTACGAAGCGGGTGGGGCGAGTTTGCTGGTAAAGATACAGCGTTAAAACTGATCGCTGGAATGGCTATTGCGCTTGAAAAATCAGGTGGTAAATATGTTCGCGGTAAAAATTTGAACAAATCCGAAGTTGCTAGGAGTGCTTCAAGAAGCATATTGGAACATGGCGATGGCATCGATGTGACAGATAAGGCATTGACTATGCTAATTAATGAAGCTCTGAACACATACGCTTCCAAATAGCTCGTGAGGATTTCCAAAAAGTCGATCTACAGGTTCTAAAACTTCTGACCGTACTTCTATTTCAGTGGAAGAGCTGCTTCCAACTGATTTACCGTGACTTCCACAACTACCCGCATGTTTTTGCTGAAATATACCTCGTAGACCACATTAGACTTCGAGAGGTATATATGTCCCATTCCCTTATCCGCTTACCTGAAGTTCAGCGCAGAACCGGCTATAGCAAGGCTTGGATCTATCGACTCATGGCTGAGCAACGTTTCCCCTCATCCATAAAGATTGGTTCTCGAGCAATTGCTTTCATTGAAAGCGAAATTGATGAATGGATTAGTGAGCGCATTGAATCGTCACGCAGCCAAACGAACTGAGATTCCGTGAGCAGAGATAATTTGCGAGAGTTTGCACTTCGGATCTCGCAGAATACGTTTGTCGCGACAGCTCACTAAACAATTCAAAAAGGTTAATGCCATGAAGAACAATTATGCCCGTCTGGGGCAGGGCTTCGCTCACCCTAAAAACTCCTTGCCTTGTTATTCAACTGAAGGGTATGCTTTAAAAGCACCAGCAAAATCTGGTGTCGGGCGTGAGAACCCGGATAAGCAAAAGGCGATACCAGACGCCTATAGCGTCTTTTTTTGTGTCGTAAAGCCAGTACATCTTCATTCAGCGGGGAAGATCCGCATCGAATCTATGGTGGCGCTGGCGGGGCAGCCGAAAGGCTGGCCGGTATCCTTTTGCACCGGTATTCTCACCCCCGTCAGTGTCACCACCCTTTATGAGCGTGAGAACTCAAGTGGTGACTCCAGTAAGCAAAAGGAGGCTGCCACATGGCTACTACCCCAACCCAAAAACTGCCCAAATTCACCTGGCTTTTCCTCGGTACGCCGAAAGGCCGGACCTGCACTCCCGTTGTTATCCGTATCGTTGCCGACAGTGAGCAAGAAGCCCGCGAGTTTTATTCCCGCTGGGATCTTATCTTTGCCGCCAAAATTCGCTCTGAATGTTCGCTTTATCAGTACAGTAGCGGCGCGTTTGAACTGGATGTTGCGAAATTGGGAGGTAGCCATGCTTAACCTCCAGACCCTGACAGCTAAAGCCCGCGAGCTGCGCGGCAACGTGGTAAAAGCCACTACCACGAAAGGCACGCGCACCATGACGCCCGTTTACGAACGGGAAGAGCAGCGCAAACTGCGCGAACGCATCCAGCAGACCCAGCCGGACTGGGTTTTACTCTGGTGGGATATTGCGACCGTTACCGGCTGGCGTACCAGCGACGTGTGCAATTTCCGTTACTCCTGCATCAACTGGGAAACCGGCATTGCAACGATCATCGTAGCGAAGCAGACCAAAGCAGCGGAAGCCAGAGCGACCCGGAAGGGGATCGAGATTGTTCGCCAGCAGCGCAAGGACGCTGCCCGGCTTGCTGGCGATCACATTGGGTACATGCACTGGGATAGCGTGAGCTGCGACGAACTGGCCGCCGGCATGACGGGAGAAGAACAGGCGATCGTGTTTGAGCTGGTGGCAAAGGCTGAAGTTAAGCACGACACCAAACAGCTGCCGCCGGGCATCATCAAACGACTGCGTGAACGCATGGAGCGAAATCTTATCGGTGACGACCTGGTATTTTCCCGCAGCCAGATTGAAAGTAACCGTTGCCAGTCTCTGGAAGGTAGCGTGAGCCGCCAGACAATCTGGAAGAAACTGCACAACGTAATGCTGTGGTTTACCCGCGTCGTAAACACGCGTCTGCGCCTGAGCGCCTATTCCAGCCGCAAAATTGCCGCCTTTAATCTCATGTCCGCCGGCGGCGAACAGGGATTGCTGGTCGCCTCTGAAATGCTCGGGCACAGTAACCCGGCAATCACCCGAACTTACCTCCAGTTAGGCAGTAAAGCCTCCGCCATTCAATCCCGTCTGGCTATGGAGGTATCTGTATGAAAATGGTTATCCAATTTTGCCGTCTCGGCGTTTTTGCCGATCACGTATCTGAGCAATTAAATAGTGCGCGATATTGTTTTGCCAGCCAGTCATTAAGGGACGGGGAGGTGAAATTATGACTCCTGTTTACGATCTGGTTCGCCGGGCCGACGGCAAAAACGTTTTCAGTCTCCCGGCCGGCGGCCGCTATCTGGTGGACACGTCAAATGGCCTTCAGTCAATGCGCCCCCTTCTGGACGACGAGATCATTTTTACGGTGGAGAGTGCCGCGCGCTTTCTGAGGAAAATTGGTTATCAGGTAATCCCGCCAGCGGCGTGAGGTAAAAAATATGACGATTAAAAATTCCGGCTTAGCTGCTGGTGGCCCCGCTCACCCTGAAATCAGGCCGGGTGATAAATGGAAGGACAGTCGGGGCAACATCGTAATTATCGAAAGTTACCGATTCGACAGAGTGACATATTGCCGCGAGGGGTACAGCTCACCGTGTTTTTGCACGCCAGAAAGACTGGCGCGGGAATTTGAATTTATTTCTTCTGCGCCGGGCACCGGTGGAAGAGATATCGATCGAATTATGCGGGTGCAGGGCATCGAACGAATTCGGGTTATGCGGGAAATCATCAGGGAGCGAGGGAACAGAAAATGAAGAATGCACCAAACCTTAAAAAGCAGCCGGCGGATCTCATGGAGGAGTCAATCATCTTTGCCGGCGCCGATGCCTGGACTTTCGCCAAAGCATGGCAGGAAATGAACCCGATTGGCGATACGGTGCCGCCGGTTGTGCTGGATAAAAAGCAGCTGGCAGAGCTGGAGAATATCCGCATTGTGGATGATGGCCGGCTCTATGCGCGGGTTTGCCGCGGCGGGCATCTGACCGAACGGCAGATAACCATTCTCGCGACAAAGCTGGCGGTGGCCGGCGTGGAGCGCGCGCAATTCTACTCTGAAGGTTATCAGCTTCTGGAGGACTGGACGCCGCAGCTGCCGCGCCTCAAAGCCGATGCGGAAGCCGGCAAAAGTATGGTGATCGGCAAACCGCTGACGGATGTAAACCTCCGCGACCTGGCTGATAACGAAAAGGCGCTCATACTGGCCGCGCGTTACACCGGCATTGCAATCAACGAAAACAGCGAGGGCGTGTACGTCTACCGCGCCGGCATTTGGGAGAAAACGTCTATGCTCGAGCTGAGCCGCGAAATGGTGGCTATCTACAACGAGAACAAAACCAACTTCAGCAAGCGCGCGATCAACAACGTTATCGACGCCCTGAAAATCGTTATCCCGGTGATGGGGGAGCCGCGGCGGAGCCTGATCCCCTTTGCAAACGGTGTCTACGATATGGAAACCGGCATTTTCTCCGAACACAGCCAGGACAACTGGCTAACCAATCATAACGGCGTGACCTACACGCCAGCGGTACCGGGCGAAAACCTCCGCGACCACGCGCCGAACTTCCATAAATGGCTAAGTTACGCATCAGATAGAGACGCAATTAAGATGCAGCGCATCGCTGCAGCGCTCTTTATGCTGCTGGCGAACCGGTACGACTGGCAGCTGTTCCTCGAGATAACCGGTGAGGGCGGTAGCGGGAAAAGTGTCTTTACCCATATCGCTACGATGCTGGCCGGTGCGCATAACACCGCCAGCGGAAACATGGCGGCGCTCGACAGCGCGCGCGGGCGGGCGCAGTTCGTCGGGAAAAGCATGATAACGCTTCCTGATCAGCCCAAATATTCAGGAGAGGGTACCGGGATAAAAGCGATAACCGGCGGGGATGCCGTGGAGATCGACCCGAAACACGAGCACCAGTACACCGCCGTTTTGCGGGCGGTGGTTGTGGCCACGAACAACACGCCGATGATTTTCACCGAACGTGCCGGCGGCGTTTCTCGGCGACGCGTAATTTTCCAGTTTAACCGGCGCGTCAGCGAGGAGGATAAAGATCCCGACCTGGCAGAAAAGATATCCGCTGAAATTCCGGTGGTGGTTCGTCGGCTGCTGGCGAACTTTGCGAACCCGGAAAAAGCGCGGGCGCTGCTGCTGGAGCAACGGAACAGCGAAGAAGCACTGGAGGTGAAGCAGAAAACGGATCCGCTTTATGCCTTCTGCGCGCATCTTGAGCGGCTGGCTGATTGTGCGGGAATGATGGTAGGAAACCGCAATCCGCCTCACTATCCGCGAATTTATCTCTATCACGCTTACCTGGCATTCCTGGAGGCCAACGGTTTCGACAAGCCGCTGACGCTGAATAAATTCGCAGAGGGGATGGAAAGCGCGATGAGGGAGTTTAATCACGAGTACCGTAAGGAACGGAGAGCCCGTGGCATGGTGACCAACGTTGAACTTTCAGAGAGTGCGGAAGACTGGTTACCTCAGACGCATCCTGTAGCCGGTCATAAAGAATGAAGTTCAGATAAATATGGAGAAAGGTATACATGGTATACATCGAGAGAATAATTTATATATAAATCAGTGAAATAAACCATGTATACCTTGTTTTCAGGTATACACAGGGTGTACATGGTGTTCATTCTCTCATTAACCATCTGATCGTTTATTAAACAGAATGATGTATACCGTGTAGACCTGAAATCCCAAAATGTAGGCTGGTGTTCATAGGTTAATATTATGTTTTATAAGCAATTTATAGCCTTTATGAACACCATGTATACCTTGAGGGCAAATTCTTTAAAACGCATCCATTCATTTCACGTTGTGCATCCCCTCGATTTCATTACCATCATTTCATTACTTGCAATGATTATTGTGATTGTTGCGTTTTTTATCATGTGATAACCAAGGGGGAAGCATGAAAAAGGAACACGTGAAACCCGTTCTTCTGAGCGCTGCTCAGGTTGCGGCATTAAAAGCCATCCAGGAGCAGGAACGCCAGAAATCCGGGTTTGGTATCGCACCATCAATCCATGATGTGGCGAGAAAAATATTTGATGTTGGGCTATCCAGAATGGAGGTAAGCCAGTGAGTTACGAAATTAAAATTGGGCAAAGAAGCATTGCTATCACTGATAACGTTTCTGAAGTGGTTGCGCCTAATGAGCAGATGGCGATTCTTTTTAAAGGGATGGCGAATATTTTTGGTGATCTGCGGGCCGTGGCAATGTTAGCTGAGGCGGAAGCCGATGCCGTAGAGGTTATCCGCAATGATCCGGATTTAAACGAAGCAGCAAAAAACCGCCGGGCCAGAGATGCGGCAAATAGAGACACACTCACGGCTTTCACTAGAAGTACGGCGATGATCAGCGAACAAGCTGAAAATATTCTCAATTATCTTAAGACCAAACTGGCCCCAGTTGCTCCGTTGGCCGAGGGTGATGTTGTCGGATTTATGCGAGATAGTGAGCTACGGAATGTATTTCGCTCGCTGGATGGAGCTGCGAAAGAAAAGCTGATGGTAGCAATGTATGCCGGGAATCAGACTGATTTATGTGACGCCCTGCTACGAGGTAACGCCATTTGCTCAGGCGTAACAGATTCTCAGCTGGAGCGACTGACTTTTGCCCGTATCGCCACAGATAACGGAGCCGTTATCAAATCTGTTTCTAACCTGGTAAAAGCCATTAACCGCAACCTGCAGCAAATCATCGCTGTTCGCACATGGTATGCAAATCTGGTATTTGGAAGCAATGACGACCCTCGCGATGTGGCTCCTCGAGTCTCCGGGCTGGCGAATCTGTCCGAGTACATTGATGGTATGGAAAAAATTAATTCCCGAAAGGGTAAAGCAGATGATGAAGATGGGAAACAGGCCGCCTGATGGCGGCTTTTTCTTAACTGGAGAATGCTAAATGACAGAAGTGAGGAACGGTAAATTATGTTATTGAGCAAATCAGCCTATGCCAGGCACATGGGAGTAAGCCGACAAACAGTTTACGGCTGGATAGCACGTGGTGAGATTGTGCTATCAGGCGATAAAGTGGATGTTGAAGCAACACAGGCGAAGCAAAATTCTGCTGGTGCTGGTGCTGGTGCTGGTGATCATCACAATGCAATGACGTGGGCGCAGGCCGCCGCGTGGGTATGGGGGCATGACGGCGGGAAAGAGCTGCCGGCTGATATTAATGCTGGCCAGCGAATAGAGGCAGCAGCCGCTGAGCTGGGTTTTGATGTTCAGCACGAGCCCGATGAACAATTGCTGATTCTCTTCCGGTTGGATGAAGAAACCCACAGCTTCTATGGCAAAGATCACATGGCTGGTGGTCTGCGTTTCCTGCGTTCCGAGCTGGCCTATGTGGCCGCAATGCATCCCGACACCCAAGATGACTGGAGCGATACAGGATTAAAGGCACTCTGTCTGCTGGCAGGTGAGAAACTGTAAACCCCCCGGCCAAACCTAACTCCTCTAACTTGACACTTTTCGTGAAAAACAGGGAAAAGTGTCAACCCAACCTAACGGATCCTAACGCCTACGAACAGCAGCTACAGTAGAAGTGTAAAGGGCTGGCGTTGAGATTTGTTGAGCCTTGGCTGTTAGTATCTGTTAGTCCTGCCGGCAAAGTGTAAACCGCGCCGCTTTAGAAAACTTCAGGTACACGAACTCGGGAAGGGGAGGTGTTAAGCATCCCACCTTGCAACCATCCTCGAGCCTCTTTCAGATCGCTGTTCTGGTTTGCCCGGACGCTAGCGTTCAGATTGAGTTGTCAAAAGTTGTCACCAAACGCACCGTCAGCGAGAATTTTTGGCTGTTAAAGCTTTAATTTACTGTTGATGTAGGGAGTTAAATCGTAGGATTTGCGTTATGTCTAACTTCTACAAGTTAGCTCTCAGGCATAGGGTGGGAAATAACAAAGTTGTTTTTTTAACCGCAGTTATTGCCTTGATAACATTAGGGATTGTATGGTTAATGATGGTGATATACTAAAGCTATGATTTTAGGTAGTTTTTAATTTCTTTCTTTTTTGCAGTTTATGTACTATAAATAGAAAAAAACTATTGGAAACTACAATGCAACGGAAGATAAGAGTTGAGTCAGTTAACCTCAATGCTAAATGCTGGGTTGTGCGCCCGGGGACGCGTTATAAGTTTGCTAAAGAGTTTATATCAGAAAGTTTTGTTGCAATAGGCCATTTAGATGGATATTTGTTTGGAGAGAGAAGGGGAATTTCTTCTCCTCAAGATCTTCAAACAATTGATGAAGTTATTAACTCCTCAAGGTTTACAAGAAATGTAAAGTCACAAGTGCTTAATTTTATAGATGATATGAACGTCGGAGATGTCATTTTCACAATGACATCCAATCAGATCATTCCTGGTGTTATTAAGTCTGAAGCATATTTTGATCCTACTACTATTAGATTCCAACAAAACACTGACGAAACATTTTCAATTAGAAGAGATGTTGAGTGGGGCTCTATAATAGACAGAAAGGATGTTCCCCTCACAATTTCTAGAAGTTTTCTAGCATACCAAGCCGTATTCTCATTAGGTGATTACTCAACAGAAGTTTTCCACTGGCTTTCTTCATTCTTTATTAATGAAGATGGTTACTATAGTAGTTTGAGGATCGAGCAGAAAGATTCAATCAACCATCATGCTCTAAAAACTTTATCTGAAGTAATTGATAGGATACAAGTAATATCATTATTAGCTGAAAATAGCGAATTGAACGATGATATTTCTCTTGAGTATCTGCAAGAGCAAATGGAAAAGCTGTATGAAGAAGGTAAGCTAACTCTTACTGCTCAACAAATGTTGATGTCTCCAGGGGATTTCTGGCTTGGATTAAAGACAAAATCAAAAAGATCTGGTGTAATATTCCTGTTGCTAATGGCAATGATTGTTGGAGAAATAGACAATGTTGCATTCGCAAGTGAAGATTATAAAGCAGAGGTTCCAGTAGCACAGGCTATAATCGCGAAACATTCAGATGTTATTATGAAAGGTATTAATATTGATAAAATGAAATCCCAGTTAATGCTTGAAACTAAAAAGCAGAACAATAAATTCGTTGAGGCAAATCCCAATGATTATGATGAAGGAGATATTCCCAAGGATATCGATCCTCCTATAGTGAGTAATTAA